TACAGCCCCACAAATAAGCTACACGGGTTCAAATTACAGGGAACCAGCATAACGGCTTTTCCCATGTTATATAAGGCTTTTGCTTTTGTCCGGTTTACCCGCTTGAATTCCCTTCCAGCTTTATAAATGTACTGATTTTTCATCACTGTACCCCCTTTTCCAGTTCGTAGAAATCAGAATGTTTCCCGTGGTGTTCTGATACCAATTTGAACCCGCATTTTTCAAAGATATTCCAGAAACACGAAACACCAACGCCACCCTCGAATCTTGGAATAACGCCATATCCGGCGCCGTATCCAAGGATTTTTCCGGCTTCCATTTTTTCAAATGTTCTCGTTTCCAGTGCTTTTTCTTCTGCATCATAAAGGATCTTCAAAACGCCGCTACACTCATTTAAGGCACTTGCAACCGCCGCGGATTCTTTATCATATCCACAACCCGACGCTGTACCGGTATAACGCCCCGTGTTGGTTCTCACTTCTGCATGTGGGTTATAACCCCATGTGCGGGAACGTGTCCACTCAACTGATACAGAAATAAAAGTGAGATCTGCAACGGTTGCGATATCGTCAAGGTGCTGCAACTGTTTAGCGGTACGTTTGCCCGTTTCCCGCATAACCCGCTTGATTGCCATTTCTACAGCTTTATCCCGGGTGATTTCACCTTTTTTGTACTGACGCCATCTGTACGGGGTGCTATACTGTTCTAACCCGCGATCTGGATCGGTTCCGCAATGTTCCGGCGCCCATGTCGGCATGTAGCCGTGTCTTACATAAAAGAGGGTGCTATTTTCCTGTTTATCGGCTGCTTTGATAACTTCTTTTTTAATGTTGGTGTAATCTTCCATTTTATCTACCTCCATACAATTTCATAATGCCTACGCGTTAATGCTTTCTTTTCGTGCTTCTTTTTCCGCTTCCTTTTCTGCTTCCCTCTGTGCGTATTTATACGCTGCGTAGCTGAATACCTCGTGTCTTGCGTCAGGATCGAGTTTAGCATAGATCGCTACAAGGGCTTTTGCGATTTCTTCAAATTCTCTCTGTTCTGGTGTTTTGATGTTGATTTCGATATTTTTCATTTTTCCTACCTCCGTTGTGTTCGGTTATTTCCGAATATGCTTTTATTATATCGGATATTTCCGAATTGTCAATAGGTTTTTCGGATATTTCCGAATTATTTCACGTCGGTTTACACCCCGCACGCGCATATAATAAGAAGCGATTGCACCAACACCACGCCGCCCGGATCCAGCACCCGTCCCGGGATCACCACGCCGCCCGGATCCAGATCTCAGATCTCAGATTTTGGGCAGCAAAAAGCCACCCTGCCGGGAGCAGGTAATAAGCTCTCGTGGGTGGCTGATAGTCGCAAAGTCGTGATAGTCGCTAGTCGCTGGGGTTTTCGTCAGAGTCGCTGGTTGATAGTCGCTTCTGATAGTCGCTTGCAATGTACCTCTGTCTGATCTCGTCTGCGGAATAGTCGTTGTCCGTCTGCTGGTTAGGTGTGAGGACGTACTCGGTCTTGTCTTGGTATCCGTAATTGTTCTTACCGAGAAAGATGCCCGCAACAGGGTTGACCTTGCCGGAGTTCATGTAAGATTCCCACAAATTTTCAAGCAAAAAGTACGCTTTTTTAATGGAGCTGGCTACCTCCGCGGGCAATGCAGTCTTATATCCAGCTCCACCAGTAGGAGCGTCATTAACAATAGCCCACAATGTTCGTCTATTCATACCATTCAAACATAATGCCATACCAGCAACAGTAGGCTTCATATCTCGAGAGGTATATAATGCGAAATAGTCGTTCAACCTCTGCTGAACTTCCTTTACATCATTAAGGTCAATGTTTGGCATATTAAACAATGCCATCTGTACCTCCATGAATTTTGTATTGTCACCAGCTTCAAGATTCAACCCGTTGTCACCAATGACCGGTGAGTTGCCCCCTCTAGGTTTCTTCTTGGTCTTCGGTGCATATTTCTTTTGAATCGGTTTTCCAGTACGAGGACTGATATCAGTCTCCTCGGAACTGTCTGCTAACAGCTTATCAATATCCATTCCAGTCTCCTTTCTTATTATTCTTATGACAAGTAGTAAAAGTAGTTGAAAATCGGTTTTTGCGTGTAACTTTTATATATAGGGATTTTTCTACATAGAGGAAGTTATACGCAACACCTCAAGAACAGCTACTTTTACTACTTGTAATAATAAGAATAACTCTCAAATATAAAAGATTGCTTTTCAATCTTAATCGGATAGTTTCATAAATGTCATTTTTGATAAATATTTATCCGATTTGTGTTATTTTCCTATTCAGCTCTGTCATTCCATAAAGAAACAACTTCATCATACCCGTTTCGGATAAATTTAGGCTGCCCGTCTTCCAATACGAATTTGCTTTCCCGAGTGAATCCGATTTCACACGTCTCACACTCGATCTGGTATAAGGCAGTAAATTCGCCATTATTGCCATGACCATAAACGATAGGTCTGATAGTCGGGATCTCTCCGCAAAACAGACAAGGTTTCAACTGAATCTTACTCATACTGATTACCTCCTTTCGCGCACTACAGGCGGCAAAACACGCTTTACCTTGACAGGCTTAAGCTCTACAATACGATAGTCTTTACCACATCCTCGAACGATAAAATTATTCTCTGCCGAATCATAATCATCGAATGTGAGTAACTGATTGGAGGCTGTTCTCTGCCTGCGCGGGAAGTAACGGTAGTCTGTACCATAAACGAATTTACCTGTCTTCTGATTCTGAATTGCAAACATCGTGTACCCCCTGTCTTATATCTCAACAATGGTGAGCTTACGTTTTATCGTACTGTCCATGCCACGCGGTGCAGCAATTTCATGTTCCTCATACGAACTGATATATCCATTAAAACTGTTCTCACCTATTTCAACTGATACCAGTTTCGTTTCCGGAGAAGCGCTGATAGTGGCTGAATCTGCATAGAAAAACTTCTCCATTTCCTCCATACATTTAGGACACAGATCAGCATACTTGTGTCTCATATGCCCTCCATCAATACCTCTATCAATGAATACCAAAGTGTTAGACTGCTCTGTTTCTTCAAATTTTTCACAACCTCTGTAGTAGTCATAAAACGCACCACATCTATCACATTTCAGCGCTTTCATTCAATTTCCTCACTCTCTGCACCTCTTTGTCGGTGTCTTTGACGGTGCGCCCGGAAGCGCACTTGACACATTTGATTTGCCACTTGTTCCCGGGTTGCCCCCAGCGACGTTCAAAGTGTCCGTACCCAGCCGGAACGTATGCACCACAACAATAACAATACCCGGGATAACGATTACGAGCCATGGTGAAATTCCTCCTCAAGAATCTTCTCAAGCTCCCTTGTGCCGACAGCTTTCATGTAGGTATGTGGAAATTTAGCTGTAGAAACTGTGATTGCGCTCTTTGCAATACGAGCCTTGATCCGCTCCAGTAGAGAAGCGTTCTGAAACTTTTCAATCTGCATTGTTACATCGTGAGACCTTCCGGGAACGTTCCACGGCTCGAATGAAACTATCTGATAAAACAAGTCACTCGGATTCCCATTGAATCGAATAGCTCTATCGTCAATGTAAACTATTGCTGGCGGTTTCTCCATAACCACATCATCTACAATAATGTCATTTGCTTTCAGATACTCCTTAATTGCTGCAACACCTTCGGGCGAAGAACAGCGAGAGGAGACAACCACCACATGATAAAGCTGTCTGATTTTCTCAATCGCTTCCTTGATACTGGGAACAGGTGGATCGGGAATGATAGTTGCTCCCTTCCAGCCGGAAGTGTAGCTGTGAATTACTCCATCAAAATCAAATACAACGGTCTGCTTCATTGCGTCCTCCTTTATAATTCATAGTAACTCTTCATTGCCTTACCAATTTCCACCGACAATTTTGTAGCAATACACCGGGCATGTTCATACTGGGCTTTTACGCCCATGAAATATGTTCCAGCCCATTTATCATGTTTGTGATCCAGTGCTTCACAAACATTCTCGGTATTCTTCCGAAAAAGCTCTACTTGATACAAATTCAAGAGTCGCACTAACTCCTGTTTATCTTTTAATGTCACTGCTGATCCTCCTTTAGCAAATTATCAAGCCATTCGTTCTTCGTCGAGGGTTGTCCGGTGAAATCAAAATATCGTTCTGATATATCCGGAAACTCTTTCTCAACCTTCTCCATGGCTTTCCACTCTGATCCTTTGATACCTATATCTTGAAGATATCCGTCAATGTCTCGTTTATACCTCTTATACCCACCTCTCCTCATACCTCTACATTGGCTGAATAATCTAAAAGAAAAGGTTTTGAACAATGACGGCTGG